TTAATGGCTGATAACAAGGTGTATCACAAGATAAATGATGTAAATATAGAGCTTTATACAACTAAGAAAGATGTAGTTGCGGAAGCCAAGCTAGAACAAGTCCTAGACGATCATGAGATTCCTTATGACTCGTATGGGACTTTTATTGAATCGGAAAAAATGTATCAAAAATTTTATGAAACGAGGTTGATATAAATGAATGAAAATAAAGTAGCTTTTGGTTTAAAGAATGTCCATTATGCGCTTTTTGATATTAAAGATGGTGTAGTTACATTCAGTACACCGATTCCATTACCAGGTGCGGTTGAATTAACATTTGATCCACGAGGGGATTTAATTGAATTCTATGCAGATGACATGCTTTACTATGCAGCAAGTAATAACCAAGGATATGATGGCACTTTATCAATCGCTCATATTCCGGAGCAATTTGCAATTGATGCATTAGGTGAGGAATTAGATGAAGAAGACGGTGTGTTAAATGAGTTAGCCGATGCAAAAGGAAAACCATTTGCATTATTATTTGAATTTGATGGTGATGTAAGAGCGACTCGACATGTTATGTTTAACTGTTCAGCAAGTCGTCCAACACTTGCATCTAAAACGAAAACAAATTCAGCAGAACCAAATACAAATGAACTTAAATTTGTATCGAGCCCTATTGATATTAATGGAAAACGTATGGTTAAAACAAAAACTACAACTAAATCAAAACAAGCAATTTATGATAATTGGTACAAAAAAGTATATACAAAAGTGCCTGCATTGCCAAAAGGAGCGTAAATAAATGGAAAAGACAATTACAATAGACGGAAAACAAGTCAGATTAAAATGTACAGCAGCAACAGTTAAACGTTACAAAGCACAGTTTAGACGAGATTTATTTGCAGATATGTTTGCATTGGGAGCTATGGGTACGGTCGCTTCGCCAGACAGTCCAGAAGCGACTATTGATATCTCAAACTTAGACTTTAAACAGGCTGATTTTGAAGTTTTTTATGATTTAGTTTGGTTATATGCTAAAACAGCTGATCCGAGCATTCCGGATCCAATAACATGGTTGGATGGGTTCGGAGAGTTTCCTATTTACGAAATTATGCCGGAAATTAATGATATGATCCAAATAACAATGGGAGCAAAAAAAAAATAACGAAAACTAATGGAGAGCAAGGAATGTTCAGTGGTGAAGAATTATCAACTGATACGTTCCTTGCTCTTTGTTATAAAGCAAAATTAACAAGTTGGGATTTAGAAGAAATGACAATTGGCGATTGCTTTGATTACATTGCTGAATTTGCTGAAATGGAGAATCCGGATAAAGAAAAAGTAAGAAAAGCAAACCAAAAAGACTTTGATTCGTTCTAAGGAAGGGGTGAAACGATGGCAGGAGGAAAAATTAAAGGGATTACAATTGAAATCGGCGGGAATACGCAGCCATTACAAAACGCCTTAAAAGATGTGAATAAACAAAGTGATTCTTTGACTAAAGAGTTAAAAGATGTTGAACGTTTATTAAAATTTGACCCTGGTAACGTTGAAGCACTTGCCCAAAAACAACAATTGCTTACACAACAAATTGAAAACACTACACAAAAGCTCGATAAATTAAAAGCAGCAGAGCAACAGGTTCAAGAACAATTCCAAAATGGGAAAATTTCAGAAGAACAGTATAGGGCGTTTAGGCGTGAAATTGAATTTACACAAGGGTCACTTGATGGTCTGAAAAATAAGCTTGGTAATATGAAAGCTGAACAAGAAAATGCAGCAAGTTCAACAAGACAATTAGAAACGTTGTTCAGTGCTACAGGAAAGAGCGTAGATGATTTTGCAGGCGCGTTAGGTAATCGTCTTGTAAATGCAATTAGAAGTGGGACGGCAACCAGTAAACAATTAGAACAAGCGATTGGGATTATTGGGCGAGAAGCATTAGGAGCAGAAACAGATATAGAGAAATTACAACGCGCTCTTCGATCTGTGGATGCTGGTAATTCAATTCAACAAGTACGAAATGAACTAAGAGACTTACAACAAGAAGCTGATAGAACAGAGAAGAAGTTTGAAGGTTTAAAGGTTGGATTAGAAAATGTCATTGGTGGTATGGCTGCTGGTGGTGGTATTTCAACCGCAATTGAAAAAGCGATGGATATGTCAAAATTAAAAACAAAAATTGATATTACATTTGATGTTCCAGAGTCCTCTAGAAAATCAGTAGAGGAAGCTATTAGAGGTGTTACTGCTTATGGTGTTGATGCAGAAGCATCTTTAGAAGGAGTCCGTAGGCAATGGGCTTTAAATAAAGATATAAGTGATGAAGCGAATGCAGCAATTGTTAAGGGAGCGGCAGCAATTTCAGCTTCTTATGAAGGTATAGATTTTACGGAATTAGTTCAAGAAACCTATGAAATAGGTAATGAATTAGGGATAACGCAAGATAATGCTTTAGGTATGGTTGATGCTTTACTGAAAATAGGATTTCCGCCAGAACAGCTAGACATCATTGCTGAATATGGTAGTCAGCTAACTCGTGCAGGCTTTAAAGCTGAGGAAGTCCAAGCCATTATGGAAGCAGGCGTTGAAACAGGTAGCTGGAATTAGATTATAGTTCCCTTGTATGGTGACGTACAATGAAAAACTCCTTTAATTCAGTGAAACTCTCAAATGAGACAATACTGAGCGAAGCCTTTTAATTAAGGAACGTGCAACGACTAGTCGAAAGACGTAGGGTGTAAGCATATGACACTCGAAACAGGGAGCAACTCAAGTAGTTGAAGATATAGTCTAATCTATGCGGTGATGTATAGCAGTTCATAAGGGAACGGGCGTGACGTTGCGAATCACGTTGAATATAAATGATTGATAATCTCTTAGATGGTTTAAAAGAGGGACGGATTAAAGCAGCTGAATTCGGTCAAGGTGTCGATAAAGCTATGAAGGAAACGTTGGAAGGTACTAATATCTCAGCAGAACAATTACAAAAATGGGGACAAGCTGTAGCTAATGGTGGTAAAGAAGGCTCAGCCGCTATGACGGATATTGCTTTAGCATTGTCACAAGTAGAAGATGAAACGAAACGTAATGAATTAGGGGTAAAACTATTCGGTAGATGATAAATTGTGCCGAATTAAAATCGCGGTATAAAGCAAAAAGGGTGCGAATCCTAATTTGAACCGAAGGCTCTATACGAAGTATAGTCAGGGGCAGAGCATAGAGGGTGAAAAGATATAATCCTTCCACGAGACCGCGACACTTTCTTATAAGTGAAAACGTATGCCGAACTTGCAGGAAATGAACTGTAAGAAGTAGAGGATAAAAAGCCTTTACGATAACAAAATGACAATGTATGAAGATCAAGGGCAAAACATCATTAATACTTTGCTAGGTGCGAAAGAGAAAACAGTTGATTTTGGGAAGCAACAAGATAAACTGAATGATTCTATTAAGAAAATGGATGCAAATCCAGCAGTTAAATTTCAAAAAGCGATGCAGGATTTACAAGTTGCGCTTCAGCCAGTTCTTAGTGTCATAGCGGATGTTATTTCCAAAGTAGCTGAATGGATTTCAAATAATCCAAAGTTAGCAGCCACATTAACAGCTGTCGCAATGGCTATTGGTATAATCTCAGGTGCAATTATGGCGCTTGCTCCTATAGTCGTGACAGTCATGAGCTTTTTTGAAATAGGAGCTTTAGCAGCAGCTGGACTTGTTGCTATTGTTCCTATTATTATCGCAGCTATAGTGGCTCTAGGAGTTGCTATTTATAAAAATTGGGATTCTATAAAACAGTGGACTATAGATATGTGGAATTCTATTAAAGAATATTTAATAGAACTTTGGAATGGCATCGTTCAATCCTCTAGTGAAGCATGGAATTCATTTTTGGAAACAATGCATGCATTTTTTGATCCGATAGGTCATTTTTTTAGCGATTTATGGACAGGTATAGGCGAGATATGTAGTACTACATGGAATTCTATTGTTGAATTCTTTTCTGGAGCTTGGGCTTCATTCACTGAAATGATGCATAGTTTCTTTGATCCGATAGTTGAATTTTTTAGTAGTTTATGGTCCGGAATTGTTGAAACGGCTTCTTCCTGGTGGTCATCTTTAGTTACAACGGCTTCTGAATTGTGGGGGACACTTGTACAAGCTTGGCAAGAAACGTGGAATACCGTACTTACAGTCTTAGACCCTATCATTTCATTGATTTCTACGGCCCTTGAGGCTGGTTGGTTATTAATCCAGGCAGGGGTACAAATTGCGTGGGCAGCGATAAGTCAGTATATTATTCAACCAATCCAAGAAGCTTACAATTGGGTGAGTAAACAAATTGGTGAATTGGTTACATGGCTTGGTACACAATGGGAAATTGCAAAAGCGGTGGCGCAAGTTGCGTGGGGATTATTTAAACAATACATCATTCAACCTGTCCTAGACACTTGGAACTTTGTAAAAGAAAAATTTAGCGATTTAATTTCTTGGTTAAGTTCGAAATGGGAACTTGCTAAATCATATACTCTTGCAGCTTGGAATTTGGTAAAACAATATGTTATTCAACCCGTTCAAGACTTGTGGAATACAACCAAGCAAAAACTTTCAGATTTGGCTAATTGGATATTATCAAACTGGGAAACTATAAAATCCTATACACTTACAGCTTGGAACTTAGTGAAGAAATATGTGATTGACCCAGTAACGGAAACGTATAATCAAGCCAAACAAAAATTCACTGATTTATATAATTCAGCGAAAGAAAAATTTGATTCCGTAAAGAATGCAGCACAAGAAAAATTCGAAGCGGCTAAACGTTTTATTATTGATCCGATAAAAGATGCAGTTGACAGTGTAGAAAAATTTATTGGGAAGATCAAGAGCTTTTTTAGTGACTTGAAGTTAAAGATTCCTAAACCTGAAATGCCACCTCTTCCACACTTTAGCTTGCAAACTAGTACGAAAAATATTTTAGGAAAGGATGTTACATTCCCTTCTGGACTCAATATAGATTGGCGCGCAAAAGGTGGTATTTTCACTAAACCGACTATATTTGGAATGAATGGTGGGAACTTGCAAGGTGCAGGTGAAGCTGGAAAAGAAGCGGTTTTACCTTTAAATAAAAAGACACTTGGAGATATTGGCGCAGGAATCGTAGCGGCCATGCCAAGACAACAATTTGCTATATCAGGAGAAATAAATCAATTAATGGATGATATGAGCCGTATGATGGCTAATTCCGCAAACCAATTCGCAGGATTAAAGACCGTCATGAGTGGTGTGTATGGAAGTATGTCAAACAGTAGACAAGCCATGACAAACAGTGTATCGAATCAAGTGGTTAATAATTCTTTTGGGTCATCTGGAAGCGGAGTAATTCCAATGCTTGGTGGCGATTTAGTTGTGGAAGTTCCTGTTGTTTTAGAAGGACGAGATGTGGCACGTGGTACTTATCGATATACAACCGAGTATCAAGAAAGAGAAGAAAAGAGAAACTCAGACTTTTAGGTTTGGGTTTATTTTATACAGAAATGAGGTGTCAAAATGAGCTCTTTCAAATTTAACAATGAACGTAAAAAGTATATCCAAATTGCAAAAGGTTGGAAAAGACCAACTTGGGCACCAGTGAAACGTAATTTTTTAAGTACTCCAGGGTATCCAGGGGCAAGATTATTAAATACACAAACAGAAATGCGTGTTTTATCAATTCCTGTAGGGATCATAGTTCCTGAACACGCTGATTTAGAAATGTTAAAAGAAGAAATTGCAAGTTGGTTAATAACGGATCAACCAGCAGAGCTTATTTTTGATGTAGAACCAAATAGAACATATTTAGCGGTTGTGGATGATAGTTTCGATCTAGATGAATTTGTAACACTTGGAATAGGAACTCTTACGTTCATTTGCCCAATGCCATATAAATTAGGACCCACTCAAACAGTCGATTTTCAAACAGGTGCGCTAGGATTAACCGCAAATGTTCAAAACAAAGGAACTGTTCATTCTAATCCTATTATTGAGATTGACATAAAAAAACCAAACACTTTTTTAGATGTATGGTTTGGTGGGGTATCTTTAAGTGATCGAGATTATTTTCGTATCGGTATGCCACTAAAAACTGTGGAAAAGCCTGTAGAAAGGAATCAACGTATCGTATGGGATGAAATGGCTACTACGGTCGGATGGAGTAAAGTCAGCGCAATGGAAGATGGTGAGCCAGTTGGCGAAATGAAATCAGATAAATATCAATTTTATTGTTCTGATTTTGGTACTGGAACAGGTAAAGGATGGCATGGTGCAGCTGTTAAAAAGAGTATACCTGGTGGTCCAGTACAAGATTTTATTATGCAAGCTTATGTTACTTGTCAGAGCAAGAAAATCAATGAAATGGGACGAGTTGAGATAGCTATACTCGATGAAAATAGTAAGGTACTTTCAAAAATTGCTATGAATGATCTCTATTGGCAAGCTGAACAAAATTTTGGAACGATGGTTATTGGATACGATAACAAGCCAGGGAAAACAGGATTGATTTATGAAAGCGGTGATTATCCAAATACATGGAATCAATATTTCGGTCGATTGTGGATAGCTAGAACAGGAAATGTATGGGAAGCTTATATTTCGAAATTTCTTCCTGGGACAGAAAAAGATGATTCAGAACGTTTTGCACGGTGGACTGATGAAAATAACTATCACATGGAAAAAGCAGCTCAAATACAGATTAGCATCATGCAATGGCAGGATGTACCGCCAGTAGAAGCGATGTCAGTTAGTGATTTAAAGTTTTGGAAAGTGAATTTAAATACGAAAAACACACCGCCTTATATAGTAGATGTTGGCGATAAAGTCGTAATTGATACAGAAAATAGTCATGTAACGATTGAGGGAAAGGATGCAATTAATATGAAGGATATTTTTAGTAATTTCCCTGTCATTCATAAAGGTATGAATACACTAGAAATTATGCCTTCTGATATCGGAACAGCAAAGGTTACATATAGGGAGCAATTTAGATGAGAACACCAAGTGGAGTCTTGCATGTTATTGATTTTAAAATGAGTCAAATCGTTTCAGCTATACAACCAAAAGATTATTGGGATGATAAACGTCATTGGGAAATCAAGAATAATATCGATACTTTAGAGTTTAAAGTATTTGATAACACGACATATGCAGCAACACTTACGCAACAAAACTTAGTATTAAAAGAAGTAAGGGATGGGCGTATTGTTCCGTATGTAATCACTGAAGTAGAAAAAAATCCTAACGATAGATCCGTCATTACTTATGCATCAGGTGCATGGATTAATCTTGCTAAAGATGACTATATTCGTCCACAGAAAATTGAAGGTAAGACAGTAAATGAATTTATGGATATTGCTCTTATAGGGACAAAATGGAAGCGTGGTAAAACAGAGTATGCCGGATTTCATTCTATGACTATTGACGAATTTATAGATCCATTGAGTTTCTTAAAAAAGATTGCTTCCCTATTTGAACTAGAAATTATATACCGTGTTGAGGTGGGTGGCTCTCAAATTGCAGGTTGGTATGTAGATATGGTGAAAAAAAGAGGAAGAGAAACAGGAAAGGAAGCCACGTTAGGTAAAGATTTAGTTGGAATTAAACGTATTGAGAACTCACAAAACATTTGTACAGCTTTAATCGGCTTTATCAAAAAAGAAGGCGGAGAAGTTCTCACTATTGCAGATATAAATAAAGGTATGCCATATACTGTAGATAATGATGCTTTTCAACGTTGGAACGAAAAAGGGAAACATAAATTTGGATTTTACACACCAGAAACAGAACAAGATATAACACCAGAACGTTTATTGACTCTTATGAAAACAGAGTTAGCAAAACGGGTGAATACCTCTATTTCTTATGATGTTCAAGCACAAAGTATAGGACGTGTATTTGGACTAGCTCACGAGTTAATCAATGAAGGAGATACAATCCGAATTAAAGATGTTGGATTTACACCTAAGCTTTATTTAGAAGCAAGGGCAATCGCTGGTGATGAATCACATACTAATCCTTTGCAAGATAAATACTCATTTGGCGATTACCGTGAGATTACAGATTCAAACGAAGAATTACGAAAGATTTATAATCGTATTCTTAGTTCACTAGGAAGTAAGCAAGAACTGATAGATCAGTTAGATAAATTGGTGAAAGATGCAAATGAAACAGCTAGTGATGCTAAGAAAGAATCCGAAGCAGCGAAAACATTGGCTGAAAAAGTGCAAGAGAATCTTAAAAATAACACGGTAGACATCATTGAAGCTAAGAATCCACCGACAACAGGACTGAAACCTTATAAAACACTTTGGCGTGATATTAGTAATGGGAAGCCTGGTATTTTGAAAATATGGACAGGCGCAACTTGGGAATCTGTTGTACCCGATGTAGAGTCTGTCAAAAAAGAAACATTAGATCAGGTTAATAAAGATATTGAAACTACAAAAACAGAGTTGAATAAAAAAGTTCAAGAAGCACAAAATCAAGCAACAGGACAATTCAACGAAGTGCAGGAAGGTTTACAAGGTGTCAACCGTACAATTTCTAATATCGAAAATAAACAAGGTGCAATTGATAAGAAAGTAACTACGTTTGAACAGGATTCTAATGGGTTTAAAACTTCTATTGAATCGTTAACGAAAAAAGATATTGAAATTAGTAATAAATTAAATACAGTCGAATCAAATGCGGAAGGTACAAAAAAAGCTATTTCTGATGTGCAACAAACAACAAGTGAACTAAAGAAAACAACTACTGAAATTAAAGAAGAAGCTGGAAAAATCAGCGAGAAATTAACAAGTGTAGAAACAAAGGTTAATAGTGATAAAGCTGGTGGACGTAACCTTTTATTAAAATCAAATGTTAAATTTGAGAAGACCGATTATTTAATCAATCAGTATTCTCTAACTGAAAATTTCTCTACAGGTGAGGAATATACCTTTGTAATTAAAGGGAGTGTCCCGCAAGGTCAGAAATTTGGAATTTGGCAGAATGGCGGGTCTACCAATGTGGGATATGCAACAAGTGTTTACACTAATGGAATACATTATGTAACCTTCAAAGCTGTTGCGGCTACAAGTGGAAATGAACGAAAGTTAAGCTTATATAACTATCCGAGTAATACTACGAAATCTATTGTGGAATGGGTTGCCTTATATAAAGGAAATAAGCCGCAGGATTGGACAGCACCGCCTGAAGAACAGGTAACAACAGATGAATTCACCAAGAAAACAACAGAGATTGAAAAGAGTGTGGATGGTGTAAAAAACACTGTAACCACTGTTCAAAATAGCCAAGCTGGGTTCGAAAAGCGTATGACTACAGTAGAGCAAACAGCAACGGGGTTATCTTCCACAGTGAGCAATTTAAATAATGTAGTATCAGATCAAGGGAAAAAGCTTACTGAAGCAAATTCAAAACTCGAACAACAGGCAACAGCAATCGGTGCAAAAGTTGAGCTTAAACAAGTAGAAGATTATGTTGCTGGGTTTAAGATACCTGAATTGAAGCAAACCGTTGATAAAAATAAACAAGACTTGTTGGGCGAATTAGCTAACAAACTTGCAACTGATCAATTTAATCAAAAAATGACTTTGATTGATAACCGCTTTACTATCAATGAACAGGGTATCAATGCTTCAGCCAAAAAGACAGAGGTATATACAAAAGAACAAGCAAATGGGCAATTTGCCACATCCTCTTATGTAAGAGATATGGAAACCCGTCTTCAGTTAACTGAAAAGGGCGTTAGTATATCTGTAAAAGAAAATGATGTAATCGCAGCATTCAATATGAGTAAAGAAAACATTACTTTGAATGCGAACAGAATTAACTTAGTAGGTTTTATTACAGCAAATCATATCAAAGGAAAAGTTTTAGAAGGAGTAACACTTAAAACGAGTGGAAACAGATTTGTTGAAATAAATAAGCAAGACATGAAGATTTACGATGCAGATACGCCGCGTGGTTATATAGGATTTATGGAAACAAACAATGGAAGTATTCAACCTGCATTAGTCCTTGGTTCTGATAATAGAAAATACGCTGGTACAGGGTCATTTTATATTTATCAAGTCATGCCGCGAATGAATGGAGTCGATCAACCTTCTCAAGCGTATGCAAAATTTGGGGTTTCTAAAGGAGAAAATGCAGAAGGTACGAATATATGGTCATCATATATTCAAATGCAGAATGACGGTGGACATCTGTATGCATATGCAGACGGAAGGTTATATTTTGATAATCTGAATGACATTATTTTTAACTCAGTAGGATGGGCTCCAGGATACGGCAAGTTTATAGTGACGACCACAGAACCGCATTTTTTTACAAATGATAGAGGCGAGTTTTATTTCAAAAGAAAAAATGCGCTTGGGGTTAGATCTATCTATTTTTCAGCTGGTGAGAATGATGATGATTTAAATTTAGCAAATATAAAGATAAGAGCAAGTTATGTGGCTGGTTATGATAACGGACTACAAATAAAGAATGGTATTGGTGGTCAATGGCGAGATATAGAATTAAGAACGCTACGAGCGAATGAAAATGTAAATGCCAATGGTCAAATGTGGGCAAAAGCATTTAATCCTACGTCAGCTAAAAATAGGAAAGAAAATATAAAGGATATTCCTTTCTCAGCTCTTGATAAAATCATGAGTTTAGCTATCAAACAGTACAACTTCAAGGACGACATGTATGATCTGTATCAAATGCGTGTGAACAAACCAGAGGACCAAACAGAACCATATACAACAAAAGAAATCGAAACGTATTTCGGTATGATTGCAGATGATACAGATGATATATTTACAGATAAAGAGAAACGAGCCATTAATTTATATAATACTGTTTCGATCTTTATTGCAGCTTTCCAACAGCAGTATCATGAATGTAACGAAGAGTTAACTACTGTTACTAGTGAGAATAAACAACTAATAGAGCAGGTTACGACCCTAGCAAAGGATGTGGCCATATTAACAGATTTAGTTCAAAAATGAATAAATGAAAAACCAGAGCAGCCATAAGCTGTTTTTTTGTACAAAATACGGCTTTTATAAGAAAAGAGGGACAAATAGATGTCTCTCTTTTCATTTTGAAATGAGGTGGCCAAAGTGGAAGGGTTACAAGAAGTAAGAAGTGATGTTCAAGAAATCAAGCAAGATATGAAGGACATTCGCTTAGAGATTAAAAGTTTAGAAATGCGGACAACAGGCAACGAGAAAGACATTATCAATATCAACAAACAGCTAGATAAAATCAGCGCCAATACTACCTGGATTTTGCGACTTATAGTTGGCGGAATGGTTGGTGGCATTTTCACTTTCTTACTGAAGGGAGGTGGTATGTAATGTTTGAAATTACAGTCATGATTGGAATTATAGTAGGTCTTTCACAGATTGGAAAAATAATTGGATTACAAACAAAATATGTTCCGTTATTGAATGTAACGCTTGGCATTGTGCTAGGCGTTTTATTTTTGGACGGAGATATCAAAACAAATGTATTTCAAGGAATCATCATTGGACTGTCAGCAAGTGGATTATTTGACCACACAAAAATGATAAAAAAGGATGTTGATGCTACATGAAAAAGACAATGAAACATACTAGCTCGTTACTTATGATTCTAGTACTTGCTGTTTCTTTTGCTACAAGTTCTTTTGCTGATAGAACACTTCTTATTCCTGATTTACCGAAACAACCATACCGTTATGGTGTAGGTGCATATGAGGGTGTTGTAGCGCATTCTACAGCAACTCCAGAAGCTTCAGCTATTAACATTCAAAAATATGAGTCTCGAACATGGAGGCATGCATTTGTTCACTATGCAGTCGATTGGGACGAAACCATCCAAATTGCTGATACAACATACATTGCTTATGGGGGTGGACCTGCTGCAAATAAACGATTTGTACATGTAGAGTTATGCGAAACAGAGGACGATACAAAATTCAAGCGTAGCTATGGTAAGTATGTTAAGCTACTAGCTACAATCTTACGTGACCGTGGGTTATCTGTAGAAAAAGGATTATGGACACATAGCGATGTAACGCATCATCTTGGCGGCACAGATCATGAAGATCCAATTGATTACTTACAGTCTCATGGCGTTTCAGAAGCTCAATTTAGGGCAGATGTAGGGCGTGCATACAGTAATTCTAGTGCTGATGTTTCTGTACCTGAAAAACCATCTAAACCAGCGGAAGTACCAACAGCTATAACAGACGGTATTGCTTATATTGAAGGCTACAACGTTAACTTACGTAAAGGACCAGGTACAAGCTATTCTAAGTTTCGTCAGTTAAACAAACCAGAATCTTATGTTGTATGGGCTGAAAAGGATGGTTGGCTGAATCTTGGTGGAGATCAGTGGATTAAGAATGATCCATCTTATGTGAAGTTTAATAAGAAAAGTACAGTAGATTCTTCTATTGTTGGAAAGCGTGTTGTTTCTAAAGTTAACAATCTACGTTTCTATGATACTTCATCTTGGCTGGATAAAGATGTTGCTGGTTCTGTAGATGCAGGATTAGGATTCACAATTGATGCCATAAGAACTGTCAATGAATCGTCACAGTATAAAGTGCACAATAGCAAAGGTAAAACATACTATGTAACAGCAAATGAAGCC